CAGTTTTCCATTAAAGCCAGTTTTCCATTAAAGCCAGTTTTCCATTAAAGCCAGTTTTCCATTAAACCCAGTTTTCTATTAAAGCCAGTTTTCTATTAAAGCCAGTTTTCTATTAAAGCCAGTTTTTAGCCTATTTTCTTTTGTAACTGGTCGAGTCTTTCTTCCAGTTGGTTCATGCGTTTCTTTTCTTCGATAACAGCCAAAATCTCTTTTTGTTGCGCTTCGCTTAACGCCTCATACAGCCCAACAATCGCTTGCGCTCGTTGCTCTGAGATTGGGTTTAGTTGCGCGTCTTCTATTTCAGCTCGATACATTTCTCCCTCTCCTGTCAAAAGCCAATCAGTGTTTATATCTTCAAACTTGTTCGCCATTCCGACAAGAATATCGGCTGACGGCTTGGTTTTTCCGCTTTCAACCTCTGAAAGAGTGCTTCTTGACACACCAATTAATTCAGCAAATTCATTTTGTTTCAATAACTTGTGTTTTCTAATGGCTAGTATTCTTTCATTTAATGTTGTCATTCCGAATCTTCCTGTTGATTTGTTCGTAAATCCGACTTATTATTTGCCTAAGCATTACTACTAGATTGTAGCTAAGCATAACCCATAGGTAAATAAATGAAACCTTCTGAACAACTAAATAATGAAGTGCGTGCGGGCTTTATTAAGCAAGGCTCAACACTGGCTGAATTTTGTCGTGAAGCTGGTCTTGACAAGGCAAATGCCAGTCGGCTACTGCGTGGCAAGTGGCATGGCATGACGGCATGGAAAGGTGTGAAAGCCAAAGAATGGCTAGAGAAGATAGTTATCGCTGCCGCTGTCGATATAACCATCACTTGGGATGATGACAATGGCGATTTGGCTTAACTCAGAACAACTGGCATGGGCGATGAAGCGGTCATTATCGACTGCTAAGGACGCTATTAAAGCTGAGAGCTATAAAGGCAAGCCCCTAGTCGTTCGCCAAGAAAAAATCACCCTAGGCAAAGGCAGACCGTCTTACCTGGTCCTTTGGGACACCGATACCAACCAACCTGCTACCCAAGCAGAATTAACCACCACAGGAGACCTCCATGAAGAAAGAACTCAAGAAATTTCAAAAAACAATCCAGTTGCTGGAATCGACAGAGATAAACACATTGATAGCCAGATTACCCGAGACGAGGCACAAGAGAATACGTCACCCCAGCACAAATCCGAATGCGAAAGCAGAGATGAAGCACAACGATATGGTGCGCGAGCAGATTGCATTATTAGAGCAGCAGTTGATTATAAATCAAGCGTAAGTCACCAACCCACCACAGGAGAGCATCATGCGCAATCAAGCAGTAGAAACCAGAATCAAGCCGATATGGCTGATACAGAAAGATTTTTGGCGACAACGGGAACTCAGGGTTCAAAAAGTATGGGTCACCAAAAAACTGACCAGTCCAGACCTGAAATTCAATCGGTTTCTTTTAGCCGAGGCACAGGAGAAATTAGCGATATTGGCAGGCAATATGCAGCCGAAATGCCGTCAACAAGCACTTTAGCAATCATCACTCAAACCACAGGAAAGCCCCATGCACAAAGAACCACCACCCCCGCAGGAATTGCAGAGTACGGAGCATCTATCCGAACAGCAACGGGAGCAGATGAAGGCGATTTTGAACTGCTTTCAAAAAGTCCTGACGTGCTTTACGGCAGTCGAGGAAGTTCACGATCTGTTGAGAAAGAAGTATTGCTCACTGGAAACACACCGAATGCACAACCGCTTTTTCGAGATGCAGGTAGTCAGTCGGGAGATTGCGCTAGCAGAGCAGTGGTTAGCAATGCTTCTGTCTTAGAACAGCCAAACCAGGGCAACCACAAGGCGGATAAATCCGCCCCTACAACCACAGGAAACACCGATGAATATAAGCGAAATAATCCAGCTACCCCTGTTAACGAAACTGTTGAAACGCCTGAAAACCGCGTATCAGCAGTTTGTCAAAAACCACATCATAGACGACATGAGGTAGCAGGTGATGTTAATGCGACTGTTAATGCGACTGTTGATGATGATAATCAGGGCAACCACAAGGGATTGCCCCTACAGGATACAGGCAAGCCCATACACCTATCCTGTGCTTTGCTTGCGCTTGCTGAAAAGTCAGCTTTATCAGGTGAAAGACAAGCAGTTGATGTATTACAAAACACGGTTCAGCTCGGTACGTTAAACGAAGCAAGCCCCAATCACTTAATCCAAGAGGAAAATAATAATGGCAAAAATAGCGATACCAAGATCACAGGTCCTGATAGACAAGACCAAGCTGGAATTGAAACGGTTGAAGACCATCTGGGTGCTACGGAAAATTCTGCCCAGCGAGCAAGTGTTATTAGTCAGGCTCAAGATAATTATCCAGGCACTGGAAAGGGATGTATTGATAGAAGCGATCTGGGTGGACACGTCCGCCACATAAACCAAACCGAAACCACAGGAAACCCCCATGCAAAACCCACCGACACCCCGACTGACAGACCAGGAATATTACACCCAGCGATTAGCGCGTTATTGTCAGATGCGAGACACGCTCAGTCTGTCGCCACTGGCGCGGAAAATGGTGTTGGACGAAATACGCTACATGAAAAATCAACTGACCTGCCCAATGGCGTAGATGCCGAAACAGGTGAAGTGTTGTACACAGGCAGCTTCACCTGCCAGGTCGATTATATCGAACGCCTGATTACCCAAAAAGGCTTGGTCAAGCAATGCAAAAGCACGATGTTGAGCCGCTATTTTGCCAGCATCGTACCCAGTGCTGAGCTGAAGAATGAATGGCAGGCATTGACCAACAATGTGCAAAAGAAGAAATTCGCCAAACAGCATCAGTTAATAGGCATCGTTCCCGACCGCTTATTGACCAAAGAGCCTAAAAAACTACGCGGCAGAAAATCATTAGTCCCCGACAAGATTGTTGCCTTTATCGGCTATGAGCTAATACAGCGTACTGACCCGACTAACCTCGCCAAATTTACCCCTGTGCGTGAACGCAATGCCGAACGCATTATCGAGTGGGTTAAAACCGAATTCAAACACGAGCTGTCTGCTGCGCAAGTACGGTCAGTTATCAGCAAAAATAACTGGGATTGTTTCCTGGAGCCGATTGCCGAAGAGCAAAAAGGTGGCGGTAAACAGCAAACAGGCTCATGGCCCCGATTGCCAGTGTGTGAATTGTGGCTGATGGACGGCGTAGTACCCAGCAAGATGTATATTCGTGATGCCAAAGGGACAGGCTGGACACACATCACCTGCATAGGCATAGAAGATGTAGGTAGTCGGTTGATGCTGGGCTTTAAAGAGTATTACTCCGAATCAGGCGCAGCCTCCGTACATCTATTCAAAGAAGTATTCACCAGAAATACCTTTAAGCGTGGCACTTCTGAAAAAGCCATTAGCCCCACGCTAAGACCCGATCAAGGCTCAGGCTTTGTCAGTTCGATGGACGGCTGCGCTTTCGCCATTGGTGAACTGTACGCCCAAAAACACCATTTCCTGATTGATTATAAACCCGCAAAAGCAGGCACACCGACAGACAAAGCGCATTTAGAATCCTCCTGGAAATTTGTGCATGGCAAATACATCAACATGGTGCGTGAAGTGTTTGGTGTCCGTATCGTCAATCTCACGCCAGTCAAAAATCACAAAGTGGGCAAAACAGTCTATGCCACTTATTTTGATATTAGCCTGGAAGAGCTGAGAGCCTCAGGTATTGCTGAACAGTTTAGAAACGACATTAACAGCAAACGCCGAAACTTTAAAGAAGACAATGCGGATATTAAGTTTAAGCCGATAGACAGATGGCAACGGTTTTTGTGTGGCGCAAGTGATGACGATCTAATTATGTCACCACTTGAAGGCACAACCTTTACTGGGTCAGCCGAAGAACTCATTAAGCTGGATATTTTCGGCTATCCCAAACTGACCGGTTACAGCGTCAGACACCAGGCGGGTGGCTTTATCGTCACCTATAAAACCCGCAAATATGTGGTACAGGCAGGGCACAGCTTTAGCAAAGTACACAGCACTGAGGTCAGAATCAGCGTGTTACCCAGTGGCGAGCTAGCCCTGTTTACCGAAAAAGAAAAATCAGATTTAGGCGCGGAGTTTTTGTGCTTAGCGACACTGGGAACGGTAGGCGCAACGGGTGACAACGCCGAAAAATATCACGCTGCGAGACAAAGAAAAGACGACAAGCTAAGCAATACCATCACCAAAATAACCCAAGCCAGTCTTGAGGATCTGATGCTTGCCGAGTTTGAAAAACACGCAATCACCCCGTTCCAACCCACCGTTAAAAAGCTCATTGAACAGGGCTTAAGCCTTGAATTGATGCAGTCGATTATTACCAGCAACGCTGCACTGTCACAGCCGAACGACGGCTCAGAAATCAGCAAAACCAGTCGCTTTAAACGCTTTCAATTAGAAGCGTTAAGAGCCTTACAAAGCACCACAAGCACTGCCACCGTTAAACGTGGCGTTAACTAAGGAAAGCACATGGATTTTATCGTAGACGCACTGCGTGAGCAGAAACTGAAAATCACCAACCGCCGCATTGCCCAAAAGCGCAGTGTGTTGTGGGTAGGTGAATTTGGCACAGGCAAAACTGCCTTATTGAATCAACTGAACAAACAGCATCCTAACGCCAGACGGCTATCTGGCTTAGGAGGCTTGGCACAAATATTGGGCGAAATGGCAGGAGAACCTGATACCAAAACATGGCGCAAAAATGATTATATCAAAACCATACGCCGCAATCCGCAATTGATATTTATTGATGAAGCGCAACACCTCAACAAAGCCCTGTTTCCCTACCTCAAGGATTTTATAGAGCACGACAACGTGTTCCTGTTGGCAGGGTTGAATACTGTTGTTGGCAAAATGCTGGACAGCAACAACCAGGATGTACTGAGTCGATTCATGCAGATAGAAATCCACCCCGTCCCAATCGATGATCTGCAAACCGCCTTAACCGATTTTACTGAAGAGGCGTTTATCGAAATCTACACCAGCTCAGAGTCCACCCGCGTACTGACCGAAGTGGTCGATGATTGTCGCTACTACGCAACAGAAAACGGCATAACGCTGATAACACTGGACATTGCCAAAAGAATAATCGCAGGGGAATTGTAATGGCTTACGACAAAAACAAACTGACAGACGCAAAGCTTCGGTATCTGACGGCGATTGAAGAAGCCAAAATGGGACTGAACGTACTGGATATACTCGAAAAAGCCGGCGGTGAAATGCTAGGGCTAGACCTGGTAACCGTATTGCTTTCAAAACGCGCTTTAAAGCCTAACAAAACCGAACGCGAATGGTGCGCAATATTGGAAATTAACGCGGATGAAATCATCATGCTCAGTGATGAATTGCTCGAATTCGGGATGGAGGAAGTGCTGTGAACAACAAAGTCGTTAGAGAAAAACAAACCAGAAAATACTACTGGAAACTGAGAGAAGCTAAAGCCGCCGCATTTAACGTGCTGGCAGTCGGTTTCATTGCACGACCAAGAGTTCAAGTCCCAGTGGACTCAAAAGTTGGAAAGCCGCTATGAAAATCGAGACTAGCGAAACACTGGCTGTACTGATAGCGGTTGCCGTATTTTTAAGCTGTGGCAGTGCCTTATTTGCACTGACACTCAGAATGTTTGAGGAGTTAACAAAATGAATTATCCAGAACAAACCACAGCACTGGTACAGCGCAATACTACGCAGAATCAGACGCTACAAACCACCTTTGTTGACGAGCTAAGCCTTGCCAGGCTGGCAGGTGAAATCAACACCCTGAATGATAACGTGCAGGATTTAGCCAATAAAGCAATAAGCAGTGCAGCGCGGCTGGGTGAAAAGCTAAGCCAGGCAAAAGGCATGATCGATGTCGCTTTTGATGTATGGCTGGAAAACAACTGCCCACGCCTAAAAAGATCACAAGCCTATAACTACATGGCACTAGCAAAGAAAATGCCCGAGTTGTTAAATGACTCTGTCCAGTCAACTGGACACCGATTATTACCTTCTCAAGCCATTGCCTTGTTATCTGCCCCTGATGACATCAAGGCTGATGTCATGGAGCGGGTAGAGCATGGCGACACCGTAACAGTTGCTGAAATCAATCGGATGAAAAAAGAAAAGCAGCAAGCCGATGAAGATTATCTGTCAGTGTTACGCGAAAAAAACCAGGTTGAAATCGAGAACAATGTATTCGCCAATGCGATTGAAGACATCAAGCGCGAAAACCAGCAGCTTAAAACCGACAGAGGGCTTGAATCGCTGGTTACAAAGCGCGTAGAAGCCAAGCAAACAGAGATGCAAAAGAACCTTGATAGTCTGGTTGCGCAAACCGAAAAAGACTACCAGGCAAAAATCGACAGTTTGATCGACAGGATTTCTGATTTAAAAAACGATCTGGGTAAAGCTCAGCACTCAGATCGGCTGACACAGGTTCAAAAGGAAATCGCAAAAGCAGAGGAAGATTTGCGGCGTGCCAATGCCAGGCTTGAAACGCAAAACGCAGATGCAGCCTTTAATAGACAGGCTAAATTCCTGATTGAAAGTGCAGCCAGTGTCAACACAGCCTTGCTGGAGTTAAACGGCAAAAGAGCCTTTTACCAGCCGACGATTGAGCTGTTGTTTAGGGCAGCGCATGACTGGGCTGCTATTGTCGAGTGCTTACGACTAGCGGCAACACTGGATCATTTTGATATTGAGGGGGAGCTATGACACAGCAAACTAGCAAGACCTCGCTAATCATGAGTGATGAAATCGTGAAATGCACTCGTTGCAGATACAAACACAGAATGAGCGATAGAGTTAATAAATATTATCCGAAAACAGGGTTTACAGTGTCAGTTTGTCCTAAATGTTCGGGTCATAGTGTTTATAAATTTGGAGTTCAAGCCCCAGGTTTGAACGTCTCAGAAAAAACAATGCCAAGCAAAGCCGAGTTTGACGAGATTAAAAAACGGTTATCCAATGTTTGTGGGGAGGGCGTTTATTTGTTGATAGATGGTTATTACATAGCAGCCAATGTTATACAGCTTGGTATGCAGCTAAAAATAGCTGTCTATGTGAATGGGTATATGAAGGGTATTTGGAATTGGAATGGCAGAGCCAATAAACTGGATGAGATGTCAGAAATCTCAAGAAGATTTTATTGCTTAAGCGTCAGAAATCTCTATAACGCTAAAGAGATGAAGTTGTGGGAAAAGATATATGGCTCAAAAGCCAAGGCAAAAGCCAATGGTATATATGAGCAGTATTACAGTGTTGCTTTATATTTTTCGTCTGCCACTGCGTTTATTAATCACATCAAAAAGAACAATGACGAAATCAGGTTATTGAGTGCAGATGAGTATCATGCAGCCGCTTTAACTGACTTTATCGGAGTTCAAACCCCAGGCTTGAACGAGGTTACTCAGGAGGTGGAACATGCTGCTTAAATGCCCAAACTGTGGCGCACAAGCGTCATTGGATGTCATGCTAGGTGGTGATGACAACTCAAAAGCCATTATGGCAGCCCTGGACTTATCGCCCATTGGTAAACAAATAGGCAAATATCTGTGCTTGTTCAGACCTGCAAAAAGCAAGCTATCACCCGACCGATTTGCAAAACTGCTAGGTCAACTATCGCCGATGATTGCCTCGCAACAAATCGAGCGCAACGGAACGACAGTCAGTGCACCGCTGGACATCTGGGCAAGTGCGATAGAAAAAGTGCTTGTCATGCGTGATCTGGGAAAACTCAGACTACCGATGGAATCACACGGCTATCTGTTTGAAGTCATGCTGGGCGAGATAGCGCGTCACGATGCAGAGAGACAGGCACGCGGTGAAGTCAAAAAGCTGGAAGAAAAACAGTTTGCACAAAAGCGGTTGGATGATGCCAGGCGATTGGTAGAAGAGCGTGATGAAGCACCCAAGCCACGCGACAGACAGCCGATGCCAGACAACATCAAAAAACTGTTTAATGACATTCTGTCGAAAACAAAACGAGAGGGTGATCTGCTTACGCCTGCCGAGCTTGAACAACGCAAACAGGAGCAGCTTGCACAGCTTGAGCACTTGCTAACGCCGCAGGAAAAAGCCAAACGTGATGCCATGAAAAACCCGCAACCCGCAACCAGCAATTAAATACTCACAGACCTTTCGGGTTTTTAAAACCCGAAGGGTCTCACAATACTCACAGACCTTTCGGGTTTTAAAAACCCGAAAGGTCTCACAACAGGAAAAACCATGAACATTGCAGAAAGAATCGCGCTGTTATTCAGCACAGCCAAACAGCAAAAAACCAGCGAAGAAACCCTAACCGACGCACAGGGTAGAGTATGCCCAATAGGGATTTATACCGAAGTGCAGATAGCCAGAGACAGGCTTGTTAAGCAAAGTATCGCTGAAGCGAAAAAACGCGCTAACGAGCAGCAACTGTATCACCAGGACATGATAGCCAGTATCAGTGAGTTTTTTAGACTCAGTGCGGAAGAACACCACGCCAAGCCACTGGGTGAAGAATCAGGCGTAGACATGGTATCCATCGATGGTTTAATGCGCATTAAGTTAGTCAGGGCAAAATCAGCCACCGCGAACGAAAAGCTGATGATCGCCAAAGCCATGTTGGAAGAGTTGGTAGCAAAACGCGGTGCCAACATAGAACCGTTCTTTAAAACGCTGGTGTTTGCCGCGTTTGAAACCAGTGCCACAGGTCAAATGCGACTGGACAAGGTCATTGAACTACGCGGGATGAAATGCGAATACCCCGAATGGCGGTCTATCAAAGAAGCGTTAGATGCAGCGATTGAATATGTGTTTAAAAAACGCTATGTGGTGTTTTACGAGCGCGAATCTGCTAAAGACAGTTGGAAACAGATACCGCTGAATTTACACAATAACTAACTTCCCTCTCCCCCTGCCCCTCTCCCAGAGGGAGAGGGGAGTTTAAAACCCGAAAGGTTTGAACGTGGACACCAGATCATGAACCTATCACTCGAACACCTGCCCGACAGTGCGAAAGACCTGCTAGAAGTCATTAGTCTGCAGGCGGTATTCGCACTGGTACGGCAACTGGGCGGCACACGCCTAAGAATACACGCAAAGCCCAATGATGAACTGGTCGCGCTGATCGGCATAGACGATGCTATCCGTTTATCACGCATTTACAAGCATTTGGTTATCTCCATACCCAAATGCAAAAAAGCCTTAATGATGACAAGAGACCAGGGCATATTGCAGGAAAAACGCGAAGGCAAAGGCTTGGCAGAGCTGGCGATTAAATATCAGCTTACCGAAGTCGGCATTAGTCTGGCACTGCGCCGTGCCGAGAAATTTGAATACCAGCAGCACACAGAAAAAACCAGGCAACTGGATATATTCAGGTAGATGAATGACTGCCAGTACTTCAAGGACTGGCAGTCATTAACACGCTAAAGCGTTATAGCCCGCATAAAAATGACTTAGCCAGTAGGATGCTTTAAAAAGCATCCTACAGGACAGTCCATGAATATTATCAATAACCCCTTATCGTTAGAAGAGCGTTTTTTTCATCACATCATGATGATTTATGATGCGTCGGTCAAACTCAAACAAAAGCAGGATCAGTTTGACAGAGACATCCACAGCCTGGACAGACTTGAAAACGTGCTGGATGCAAGCGAAGCCGATCTGGCTGCGTTAACCAAAGAACTGCATGACATCACCTTTGAGCTGATGCTGCATACGCCTTGCCATAAATTCAACAAGCTACTGGATTTACTAGACTATGGACGCTAAATCCTGGACACAATCCAAAACCATTGCATTCAATCTCGTTATTGCCCTATTGACGGTATTAACCAGTGAATCAGAAACCCTGCGCGGATTATTATCAGACCGTGGCTATGTGCTGTTAATGCTGTTTGTGGCGGTGGGTAATACTTACTTGCGTACAGTCACACATACAGCGATTGCCAAACCACGCCGACGCAATCGTGCCAATAAGGAGTAATTATCATGGATATGGAACTTGCAAAAACGCTGCTGCCCATTATCAATATGTTATTAACCGTCGCACTGTGGCTGGCAGCCTCACGCGATAGTAAAGACAAAGCGACTATCTCCAGCATTAATCGCGTTGAAGAAACGATGAACTCAAAGATTAATGCTCAAGAACAGCGCGTCACTCGCTTAGAGCGCGATATTGATCACACGCCTAAACATGATGATCTGGGTAAAATCTATGATCGCATTAACGAAGTGAAAGACGAAGCCAGTGAGATTAAAGGCGAAATGAAAGAACTGAAAGGCGAGTTTAGGCAAATGTCTGGTCAACTAACGCGCTTATATCAAAACGAACTGGATAAAAAGCGACTTTAACTATGAATATTATCGAATTAGAAAACCAGGAATACCGCCGGGACATTATCGCTTTATTAGAACAGGACAGCGATTATGCCATGTCAGAACTGATACTAAAAAAAGCCCTGCAAGCCATTGGAAACCCGATTTCTAAAGACCGCTTGCGGGCACAATTGCAATGGCTAAAAGAACAGGGCTTGGTCACGGTTAAGACGATTAGCGACACCGATTTGCAAACTGCAAAGCTTACGGCATTAGGTGAAGATGCGGCAAACAATCGCACAACCGTACCTGGTATTGCCAGAAAGCCACTGGATTAAACATCATGGGCAGAAAATCCACTTTTAGCCAGTTACCCGAAGAAATCGCGGATTATTTTCATACGCTACTCAGTAACGGCAAATACACCCAGGCGCAAATTGCCGACTTTCTGAATGCGCAGTTAGCAGAACTCGGTGAGCAACCCGTTATCACCCGCGATATTGTGCAAAAGCAAGCCAAAAACTACAGCGAACGTTTAGCCGTGACGGGCGAACGCTTACGCCGTGAGCGCGAACTGGCTGAGCAAATGGTCAAAGAAGTCGGCTGTAAGCCCAGTGTGGAGCAATCTCAAGTTTTATCCTCATTACTGCAAAGCATGACCACGCGCTTAGGCATGGACATGGACGACAGAGAAGAAATGCCCACTGCCAAAGAACTCAAAGACCTGACGCAAGCGCATAAAATACTGACGGATTCCAACAAAACCCTGGAGCAACAAGTCAAACAGGCGCAAGCCGAAGCGCAAGCTGAAACAATTAGTAAAGGCGAGGCAGTCATTAAGCAAATGGGCATGACGGCAGAGCAGGCACAGTTCTGGCGTGAACAAGTATTGATGGGTGCGTAATGACTTTACCCAGTGATGTTCAGCGCATTGTTAGTCAAGACGAGATGCCTGCCAGTGTGCGCTCTATTGCGACTGACACTAATCCGCTGGCAGCGGGTGTATTGATGCAGCCGCAAATCGACTGGATTAAATTCTGTCATGCTAATGATCTGGTGATTGGCGAAAAAGGACGGCGTACAGGCATAACCTATGCCAGTGCCTTAGACTCTGCCATTATCGCTGCCAGTAGCAAAGCTGCTGGTGGTGATGATGTTTACTATATTCCTGATACCAAAGAAAAAGGTTTAGAGTTCATGGGCTATTGTGCACACATGTCACGGGTGATGGCTTCGGCAATGGCGGATGGCTGGAATGGCATAGAGGTGTTTTTATTTGATGATCAGGACGAGGAAGGCAACTCGAAAAAAATCACCGCGTTTCGTATTCGCTTTGCGTCTGGCTTTCACATTGTTGCGCTGTCCAGCAATCCCGCTAACATTCGCGGGCTGCAAGGCATTGTTATTATCGATGAAGCCGCTTTTCACCGTAATGTCAAAGCCGTCATTGAATCTGCGACCGCACTATTAATCTGGGGTGGCAAGATACGCATCATCAGCACTCACAATGGCGTAGGCAATCCGTTTAATCAACTGGTTAAAGATGCCAGAGCGGGTTTGAATGATTTTAAAATCTTTACCGTGTTCTTTGAAGATGCAGTCGCCGCAGGGCTGTATGAGCGCGTCTGTCAAATGCGTGGCTGGATTGCTTCTGTTGACGGCAAGGCTGCATGGTATAAAAAAATCCGTGGCTCGTATGGTTCAAATAAAGAAGCCATGCTGGAAGAATTGGACGGTGTACCGCGTGATGGTAATGGCGTAGCGATTGCAGGTGTATTAGTAGAAGCCTGTATGAAAGAAGTACGTCCGATACTGCGACTGGTGTTAGAAAGCGATTATGTACTAAAAACCTTGTCTTATCGGGATGGCTGGATAGAAGCATGGATAGAAGATTATCTTAAGCCTTTGTTAGACCAGCTAGACCCGCGCTATCGACATTATTTTGGACAAGACTTTGCCCGCTATGGCGATTTTTCCATTATCACGCCAATGAGTGTGTTACAGGATTTAACCCGTTATGTGCCGTTTATCATTGAAATGAAAAACGTGCCTAAGCGTGAGCAGCTTGCTATTCTTAGAGCCTTAATCCTTGCCTTGCGCGTGTATGGATTTGGTGGTGGCGCAATGGACGCGACGGGTAATGGTTTTGGCTTAGCAGAAGACGCGGCTGACGAATTTGGGCATGAATTGATACAAATGGTCATGCTCAGTGATAGCTGGTATCGAACCAATATGCCCAGTTTTCAACGCAGTTTTGAAGATGGCATGTTTGATCTGCCGCGTGATGTCGATATTCAAAACGATTTGCGGGCATTAAAGTCCATCAATGGCATTATTAAATTGCCTGCTTTACGCACTCAAGACAGCAAGGATCAGCAATTTATGCGGCATGGCGATAGCGCGATTGCCTTGGCGTTGGCTAATTTTGCCACTTATCAACTGATTAGTTATGCCACGGATGGTTATATAGCTATTCCCAAAGACAGTCCAGACGACTGGACAAATGATGATTTATCCAGACGCATGTAAGACTTATTTAACAAAAGGTAAGCTAATTACCTCATCTAGTGGTTTTATTAAATTAGCTTACTTTTGGCTATTTCCATAAATAAATCGCAGTGCGTAGCCCGCATGGAGCTTGCGGAATGCGGGGTTAATCTAGGCTACGCGCTATAACCAAGTTGGTTACGTTATAACCAAACTTGGTCAATTGAATTAAAAAACATGGCAGGCATGAAATGGCAATCTTAGATCACAACGGCAACCCAATCGATACAGGCAGGCTAAAAGAAAATCAAACCGCCAGTATTGCTACTTTGCAACATCAATGGCATGACATCAACCGCGCCCAAGGCTTATCGCCTGCACGGTTAGCGGGGCTGTTTTCCAGAGCCTCACAAGGCGATTTAGCCAGCCAGTCCGAGTTGTTTGAAGACATGCTGGAACGCGATGCCCATTGCTACGCAGAGATGGACAAGCGTAAATCCGCACCGCTTAATCTGGATTGGTCTATCGTACCGCCACGCAATGCCAGTTTTCAGGAAAAGAAACTCGCTAGCTATGCCGAAGAAGTGATTCGAGACCTGCCAGACTTAGAAGACATCATTAAAGCCTTGATGGATGGTGTCGGGCATGGCTTTTCAGCCTTAGAAATTGAATGGCGACGCGAAGGTGACGAATGGTTGCCCTGTTTTGAACACCGTCCACAAGCGTGGTTTACCCTGCCACAAGACCGATCACGAATTACCTTGCGTGATGGCTCAGTGGATGGCGTGGACTTACAGGCATTTGGTTGGGTGTTACATCAACACGGCTTGGCTAAAACAGGCTATCTAGGCAGAACGGCGTTATACCGCGTACTCGCCTGGCCCTTTCTGTACAAACTGTATGGACTCAGTGATTTTGCCGAGTTTTTAGAAACCTACGGGCTGCCGATCATCATGGGTAAGTATCCAGCAGGCGCGACCACAGCACAGCAAAATTCGCTATTACGCGCTGTTAGAGCCTTGGGGCATGATGCCAGAGGCGTTATGCCGGCTGATATGCTCATGGAGATTAAAGAAATCTCTGCCAGTAGTGCAGCGTTGCATTTGGATATGGTGAGCTGGGCAGATAAGTCGCAATCCAAGTGTATTTTGGGTGGCACGCTATCCAGTCAAGCCGATGGTAAAACCTCAACCAATGCCTTAGGCTCGATTCATGATGATGTACGCCGCGATATAGCGAATCAGGACTGCTTGCAAATTGCAGGCACGATAACCCGCGATATTGTCTATCCTATTTTGATGCTCAATAAAGGCGGTTTGACAGGCTTACGGCGTTGTCCGCGCATGGTATTCGATACCTCAGAAGCGGAAGACTTAGTATCTTATGCGGAAAGCTTGCCCAAGCTGGTAAGCATAGGCATGAAGATTCCGACCCGCTATGTGCATGAAAAGTTAAAAATGCCCCAGCCTGAAGGCGATGAGGAAATCTTAGGAGTTCAAACCCCAGGTTTGAATTCCAATGTTGCGTTATCTGCGCAATTGCATAACACACCTGTTTTTACTGCACAGCAGCAAGTGATTGAAACTGGTGTTGACGATGTATTGAGTCAGGTTGATTCACCCATAGACCCGAAGCTTATTTATGAGGCATTAAAAGGGGCTACCGATCATGAGGATTTAGCCGATAGATTAGCCGCATTAATGGGCAGTGACTCCAGTGAGTTTGAACGTTATTTAGAGCGGGCAACATTTGCAGCCGATGTGCTGGGTTTTGTTCATGTGTAGTTTTTCTGGAGTTCAAACCCTGGGTTTGAGCGAAGAAGACAGTCACAAACCTAGGGTTTGGACTCCGAAAAATGCCACCCATTAGTCTCAATTTTAATTTGCCGTTTGATGAAGCCATCGCGCTTATGGCAAGTCGTGGTGTGGTATTGCCTGATCTGTATTATGGCAAGCTCCAGGGTATTCATCGGCAGTTAGCCTTTTCCGTTGCGGGTATTGCCAAGCTTGACCAATTGCAAGCCGTGCTGGATTCTTTAGCCAACACCCTTAAAAGCGGTGGTACGTTTGCGCAATGGAAAAAGACTATTGCTGTTAAATCGCTAGGCTTACCTAAGCATCGGTTAGATAACATTTTCAGAACCAATATTCAGCAAGCCTACAATCACGGACGCTGGCAACAACAATTACAAAACCAGGCTAATAGACCGTATTTGATGTATGACGCGATCAATGATTCGCGTACCCGTCCTAGCCACCTTGCTAACGATGGCATTATTCGCCCCATTCATGATCCAATCTGGAAATCTATCTGGTTTGGTCGTAATGTGTATCGTTGTCGGTGTCGATTAATCTCGTTGAATGAAAGGCAAGCCTTAGCACGATCAAAAAACAACACAGGTTTACATAAGCCGACCACCATAGACCCAAAGCACGATACCGCGTGGAACAGTGTCGATGTGATGAATCAGGATGTGATGAGCGTGGGTGTTGAACAGGCGATTATTAAACGCCTGGCGGATAGTCAGAATCCTGTGTTAAAGCAGGCTTTTGTTAAAGCGATAGATGTTGTTAATGCACAGCAACTGGCATTGAATTATGGGGTTAAAGACGTTAATTATGCAGGAAGGCTGGACATAGCCAATGAAGTTAATATTGTGTTGTCGGAGTTTAAGCAGCGTGGATTGCCGATTCCTGATAATGTGTTAGTTAATGAAAAGGCGTTTATTCGCTGGGCAGAAAGCGAAAAAATAAAACCTGAAAATATAGTTGCTGCATTTGTGCCTTATGAGCAAACGGCTGAAACTTATTTAGTTTTAAATCCACTTTATTCTTATTGGAATAATTTAAAACTCAATGCGAGTGATTATTTTAAATCTGGATTTTGGTCTACCAATGATAAGCATCATGCTATTTATCATGAATTCGGTCATTTCATGCACTACACACAAGATGCCGAACTTTATTTGAAATTACGAAATACTGAATTTACAGCAGAAGAAGTATTACTTGCTCAACAAGTCAGTCTTTATGCGGCAACAAAACCGATTGAATTTGTCGCTGAAGTATTTTCAAAATTAGCAATAGGTGCTAGTGTTAGTGATGAAGTTATTGGGCTTTATAAGCAATTAAGCGGGTATGAATTATGATTTACAGACAATCGGCTAATTGCCAGTTTTGCAGTCATTTTTTAGGTGAGCAAAAGTGTGAGGCGTTTCCAGAGGGTATTCCTGAGGTTTTATGGTCTGGAGATAATTTACATAGAACACCTTTTGCTAATGATAACGGCATTACGTTTGCGCCTAAGCCAGTGTCTTATGAGGCATTACAATCAATAATGAAGGATTTGGGCTTGTAGTCTATCCAGTTCCCAGACCAGAGCCTGGGAGCGGGATACGGTGTTGACAGGAAAGTATTACAGTGACGCGACTCCCAAGCGCGACGGGGTATTTACCCCGTCGCAATGTTTTTTTGTGTTGCGCAAAAGCCTAAACGTTTCAGTCGGGGTAAATACCCCGACTGGCTTCGTACGGTATTAAAAATTCTGGAGGTGCAGATATCGACTGCCAGTCAATCGATGAAGCGTTGGACTCCAGACCCCTAACCCACAGCGAAAATCAAAAGGCAATAAACTATGACTGACATCGTTATCACTATTGATAGCGCGGCTATTGAAGCAATCCTCGCCAGGCTAGCCGAAAAATCCACTAACCTACAGCCGGCACTCAATGCGATAGGCAGTGAGATTGCGGCAAATATTCAACTGTGCTTTGCTAATGGACGCTCGCCTGATGGCATACCGTGGCAGGCATTATCACCGGTTACCATTGCCAGACGCAGACAAAACAGCAGTCAACCACTGCTGGATACAGGACGTTTAGCCGGCTCTATTACTCATACGGTTACAGGTGATGGTGTTGAAATTGGTACCAATGTCATCTATGCAGCGTTGATGAACTTCGGTGCAAAACAAGGTGCATTTGGTAAAACCAAGCGCAATGCACCTATCCCTTGGGGCAACATTCCAGCGCGTCCTTTTATGCCCAAAGATACCCTGCCAGGCGACTGGGAAGCCGATATTATTGCCCTGTTAGAGCGTAATTTTTCCACCTAAAACG